CTTGAAAGCGGGAATGACGAATGCTGGAAAAACTTAAAGCTGCCTGGCAAATTTTTAAGGCCCCAAAAATCGGCGGCAAGGAAGTAGTCGGCGCAAAGCCGCTCGAAGCAACCAATGTCGGCGGCGCAGGTGCGGGTGAACCCCTACCCGCTTATCCGCTCGCCCGCGTGAACGGTCTGCCCGCCAGTCGCGCTTTTGATTTCCCCGATAATATAAATTTGAATATGCGCACCGACGATTTCCGTTCGGTTACCTATCGCATCTTGCGCTGGTTTGGGGATAATCATTTAATAACGCGGGCGGCGGTAAATATCCGCAAAAAAGAAATCGTCGGTCTAAGCTGGGACATAATGGACAAAGACGAAAAGAAGCCGTCAAGCGACGAAGCGAAAAATAAGCTCAAAGCGTTTTGGGAAAGCCCCGACCGAAGGGATGATTTCCCGCAATGGCTGAACCGCTTGCTTGAAGATTTGTTTGTGGTGGACGCCCCTTGCTATGAGGTGAGGAAAACCCGTAAAGGGGATTTTTACGGGCTGGATATTTTGGACGGTACGACCATCAAAATAATCCTGGACGATACCGGCCGGGTGGGCCGGCAAACCAAAGACGGTATTTTGCAATATCAACAGATTATCCGGGGACAACCCAACAAGAATTTTTACGAGGGGGAATTGGTTTACAACCCCTATAACAATAACACCCGCTCGCCTTACGGCAAAAGCTTTTTGGAGGCGGCCCTGCTGGAGGCCAATACTACCATCCGTGCCTTGACGATGGTTATGTCCTATTTCACCGAAGGCACGGTCCCGCCCGGCTTTGTAATAGCCGCCGAAAGCGTTAAAACCCCGGAACAATTCATCCAATTTCAAAACGTATTGAATGCCGTTTTAGAGGGAAGCGATAAAACCCGCAACCAGCTTTTGGCGTTGCCGTTTGGCAGCGATTATATCCCGGCCAAAGAAACCAGTTTCCAGAATTTCACCGAGCTTAAAAACTATCTGGATATAACAATGCTTATGGCGTTTGAGGTCCAGCCGCAGGAGGTAGGGCTTACCTACCAGGTAAACAAGGCCACAGGAGAAGTGCAGGAAAATATCACCTATCGCCGTGCGATACGGCCGATTGTGGAATATTTGGAAAATATGTTTTACCGGGTGAACCGGGACTTGTTGGGCGAACCAGGGCTGCGCTTGAAATTTACGGGGCTGGAAACAGAGGATAAGCTTTTAACGGCGCAGGTGCACGGGATTTACAGTCAAAACCGCATAATGACCACCAACGAAATCCGGGCGCAAATCGGGCTTGACCCGGTGGAGGGTGGCGATAGCTTCCTCGAACCCGCCCCGGCGCCCGCCAGTTTATTCGCTTACGATTGGGCGGCAGTGGAAAAAGAGCTGGGCCGCTGGGAACGCAAAGCGCTTAACGGCAAGGAGGGGTTTCTTTCTGATATTCTCCCCTCCGAAATAATTGACGAAGTTGAAATTGGGCTGCTGGAAGCAAAGACGCCCGAAGCGATTAAGGAATGTTTCGCAATCGTAAAAAAAAAATATCAGGAACAAAATTTTGGGAGGCGTTTTCCCGCTTTATCGAAAAAAATGTCACGGCTTTCAAACGGCCGTTTGAAAATTTCTACCGGCAATGGCGGGCAAGCGTTTTTACCGCCCTGGGCGAACCCCTACCGGCACTCAAACAAGGACGCAAATTGACGCTGGCCGAGATAGATGAAATTTTGTTCAAGATGAAAAACGCCCACGATTTGACGGGCGAACTTAAGGGCTTGCTGCGAAAGCTTTCTGCCGATGCGGCCCGGCAAATAGTTGAACGGTTAAAGCTGGATATAACCTTTGACGCCGCCGACAGCCGATTAACCAATTTGATTGACGAGCGCACCGCTTTTGTCCTGGGCGAAATGCAAAAAGCAAACTATGACGGCTTGCGGGAAATTATGCTGGAAGGGCTTAACGAAGGGCAAAGCACGGGGCAAATAGCCGAAACTATAGACGCCTATACCGGCGCAAAATTTAACACCTCGCCGGAGGCGATTGCCCGCACCGAGTTGGCCGGGGTGCAAAATATGACGGCTTTGGAAGTTTATAAACAAAGCGGGGCGACTGTTAAGATTTGGCTTACGGCGCGCGACGGCAAGGTAAGACCCTCCCACGTTGCGGCGGAAGGGCAGCGTCGGGCGCTGATAGAGCCGTTTACGGTCGGTTCGTCGCAGCTGCAATTCCCCGGCGATAAAAGCCCGTTTGTCGAAGATTGGATAAATTGTAGATGTGCAGTGGTTGCAGAATGAAATATCCAAAAATATTTAGCGCGGGCAGCCCCAGTGGGCAAGGAAGGCCCATAACCTTTTTCGGCGGGGTGCAACTCCCCGGCCCGCAAAAAATAGTTGCGCTATTTTTTAGAAGGGCGAACTTTAGGATATGAAGCCGGAAGTTATAAAACCGGGCTTTGACCCGGCAACCGAGGAGGCGGGTTACCATCGGGCCAGGCAATTCGACCCGGAACGTTGCACTTCGACACCTAAAACGATAAGTATAGCCGAGGGTGTAAAGGGCGTTGTTTGCCGGACGGGCGGCGATACGACCAGCGTGCAGACGTATCTTTTCGACAAAGAGAAGTTTACGCCGGCGGAAGCAAAGGATTGGCTGGCCGAACATAGCAAAAAAGGGATGGCAATAGCGTGCGTGGAGGACGGGCATAATATCGTTTTCCCCGCCAAAATCAAAAAACTTGAAATCGAGGAGGCCAAGCAAGTGGATAAGTTAAAACGGGTTTTCTTGCCGTTCGCCAAAGCGGACGAGGAACGGCGGGTGGTTTACGGATACGCCACTACGCCGCATTTGGATTATGAGCAGCAAAAAATAGACATAGCCGCCATCGAGCGGGCTTTGCCGGAGTACCTCGAATGGGGCAACGTAAGGGAGATGCACGACCATAAAAAAGCGGTCGGCTCGGTTTTGGACGAAAGCGTCAAAATTGACGACGCCGGGCTTTATGTCGGCGCAAAAATTGTGGATGATGATTGCTGGAAGAAAATCAAAGAACGGGTTTATCGGGGTCTTTCAATCGGCATCGGCTGGGAGCGGGAGCCGGTGATAAAAATCACCGACGATGCCCCGAAGGGGCTGCTTACCGACGCCGAAGGCAATCGGATGCGGATTATAGAGATTTCCGTTGTTGACCGGCCGGCCAACCCCAACGCGAAAATTCTGGCCTATAAAATTGCGGAAGGCAAAGAAGAAGTAGTTGCCATCGGAAAGCTCGCCGCGACCGGCGAGGGCATTGCTGCTCCTCAACCCGGGGCCGGGACCTTACGCCCCGCCCCGGATATTAAATTTCTATCCTTTGGCGAGGCGTGGATGGCGGGCGAAATGATGGAAGATTTGCCCAAGATGGTCGATACTTTGTTTTCGGTTTTGGGGAACATTATTTATGCGCCGGAAGGCACGGCGGAGGAAAAGAAGGAGGCGATGGTCGCCTCGGTCGGGGAGTTTGCCGACAAATGCTCCTCGTATATGACGGGGGAGAAGTTGGCCGAAGCGATTGCGTTTAAAACGGCCAATGGGAAAATAGTGGATGGCAAGAAAAAGGAACCGGCAATAAAACCCGAACCGGAAGAAGAAAAGAAAATTTACGATGCCTCGATAGAAAAAGTGCTCCAAACCATAGAAACCGAATTTGCCGTTAAGCTCGACGAGGCGGTCGCACAGTTAGGTGCGCTGCGAAACGAGAACGCGAAATTGGTTGAAATCAATAAGGGTTTGGAGACGCGGGTCAAGGCGATAGAAGATACGCCCCTGCCCGCAAAGGGCGTGGCAAACCCCGATATGGTCAAAAGTAACTTGCCCGCATCGGTGGATGATTTGGCGCAACTTTTACAAGCGGCGGCTAAAAGCCCCGACCCGAAAGACAGAGAAATGGTCGGGCGGTTTTCGGTCGGGTTTGTAAACGATATGCTGAAAGGACGATAGATGAACCTGCACGAGATTTCAAATGAAACCATCGGGAAAATAAGCGGGCTGATAAAAGACAGCTGGCGCAATCCGGTGGATAAAACAATGCTGCCCGCTATTTTCAAGGATATTACAACGGCGGCGGGTCTGCAAATTTACAACTTGGAGGCCCCGGCTAAGCTGCTTTTGCCGGCCTTTACGCCGTTTTTGAACCGTATCCCGCGTCAGACCAGCCAGGGCGGGACGAGCACCCGCTGGCGGCAGATAACCGGCTATGCCGCGCCTGCGGGCGGGATTTTTGCGGCGGAAGGGGATGCCGGGCAAAAGGGCACG